ACACCAATAGACATAGATTTATCGTAACTATTTCTAAAACCAATAGACATACCTATTTCATCTTCTGGATTTTTATATGTAAAAGTACCGAACATATGTTGTCCTTTTCTAGCGATACCAAATCTCTTAGAATGTAATTCTTTATCTATTACACGCTCTCCTATAGAGCCTACATTCATTGCTAAATCATAATGACTCACAGGTACATATGTTTTAGTTGCTTTTGGCATATTTATATCTCTTAAGTCATTCATTCTGACTTCATTTGAAGTTATTAAAGTAGCTCCATTCATTATTTAATCCCCCTTACGTATTGTTTTTTGTTTAATCTAACTCCTGGTATCTCTTTACCAGCTTTTAAGTCTTCAAGAATAACTTTCTTTCTTAATACAACTTCAGTCTTTTCATACCAATATACTCCAGGTATTAATGATTCATCTATAATTTCTACAGAACCACTTGACTCAGATACTTTTATTGGATTTAATGCACTGTGTTTAGGCAATTCTCCAGTATTGGCATACATATCTATAGTGTATTGTTTAAGGTTTTCTTGTTGACGCTTCATAAACTTAACGTAACGGTTTGCTTTTTCTATTTGTTTTTTAAAAAGAGTTATTTCTGCATCAATATCTTGATAAAAGAAATATATACCGTCTTCTTTTTTACTTCTTTCTGCTACAAGTTCGTCAATTTTAGCTTGTAAATCGTCATCATTAAAGATTTCATATTCATTATTCGCTAAAACTAAGTCTCTTGTAATTTCACTGAGCTTCCTAGTCATTTGTTCTCCTTACATTCATTGTTAAAAAATCACTTGTTTCTGGTAAAACCAATTTACAACCTTTAGGTGTTAATCTTAAGTTTAAAGATTCTTTCTCTCTATTAGCTGTTGTTTCTATTTTTAAAGCTGCTACTAATCCATCTGCTGTTTTAGTAGGCGTTACAGATATTATCTTATTAGCATTATAAGCTACTCTAAAAGAGCCTCTGCTAGATGATATATCCATACCTTCTCGCATTGCTGTCTTACTTATTTCACTTACTGCAAATACAATAACATTTTGTTGTATAGCAAGTTCCATAAGTGATTGAGATACCTCTTCTAATTTAGTGTTATTATCACTTTGATTAGATGAGAATAGTCCCATATGGTCAACAATTACAACTTCTGGTTTAACTGAACACATTTGTATTTTCTTTGCTAATTCTTTAGAATTGCAAGGACTATAATCTACAGTTAACCAGTCAAATTGTTTAGAAATACCAGATAATTCTCCTCTTTTATGCATTTCTTTAATCTCTTCATCTTCTTTTTCTAAATGAATAGATAAGAATCTAGACCATATTTGTCTTGGTGACATCTCTAATTCAAGAAAGTATGTAGGTTTTTTAAGTTCATACATCCAATTTTGAAGTAGCATAGTCTTCATAGATTTAGGTGGTGCTTGAATAATAACAACTTCTCCTGGATATATAGGAAAATGTTTATTATAAGGCAATCCTAAATTTACACCTGCATTATCTGTTTCATAAAAGTCAAACAACTCTTTTTCCATAGCTGCTGCATCCATAGTTCCTACAGATTTTTTAGACTTATATAATTTACAGGTACTTTTACAAAAGTTATCCATTACTTGGTCTTTACATCCATACCTATTACCACTACCTCCATGAGCATCGTAAGCAGAGTTTATGATACTATCTAACTCCTTCTTTGCGAAAGGTTTATCAGGCATATCAACTTTATTTCTCCAATTCTCCATTAATACTCTTACAGAATCTTCTGGATATAGCCATCTAAGCCATGCAGAAAGTCTTAAAGCAACAGCATGTCTGTTACCATAAGAAGTTCCTTTTAACATTTCTGATATACAAGGATAGTTAGTAGGGTCTGGATTTCTACCATGGTCTTTAACTATCATATTGTCATAACTTTTAATCTTTCTTTCTCTAACATTAAAAGGTGGTTGCATTATATCATAGTCTTGTAATTGGTCTTCAAACTTACGAGATGTTTTAGCTAATTCTATTATTTCTTCTATTTTACCATGTAAGTTTTGAGGCATTAATTGTATTTTCCACAAACCAGACTTACCATTTCTTGTATTAAGACATCTTATAATACGTGTCTTATCTGTTACTGAAGGGTCTGCTATTTCATATATTCCTTTTTCAGTGAGTTCATCTTTTACTTTTAAATGAAGATTCTCACAAGGCTCCCATACAAAGTTTTTACCAGAAATTCCTACATGAAATCCAGTTCCACTAAAGTATATATTATATTTATCAACACCAAAATCTTCTAACAATACAGTCAATGCTATAGTTTTTTTTCTAGCTACTTCTGGATTATTACCATCTATGTCTAATAAAAATTCATCAGGCATATATATTTTTCCAGTATATCCAGATAAGCTACTTTTTTTCTTTACATATTTTTTTACATCTTCATCATATTCCCATAATGAATGATATGTGTCCTTAGCAATATTTTGCCATTTATCAATGCTAGTACTATCCATAAAATGGTGTCTATTAGCTAAGCCGAAAGCAAATTCTCTTATCATATCTTGTTCTCCTGTGATTAATACAGAGAGCCTCACATATTCCTTTGCCTTGCACACACCGTGCTAGTTAGTCTATGATACCTAACCTACCCTCTTCCATCCCTTCAGGACTTACAGGACCAGTTATTGGCTCTCTATATTGTTTTTTAAATAGAAGTCCTTGGGTAGAACTTCTCCTTTGGTTTACTTGTCAGTTATTAAAATGGTACTTCGTCTGTTTTTTCAATTACAGAACTTCCTATATTAGGTTGTACCCATTCTTTAAAATATTGCTCTGCTCTTTTTTTCCAGTAAGCAACATCATTTTCTGAGAATGTATCAAGCTGATTTTCCATTTCATCTGGTGCTATTCTTTGTAAAACTCTAGAATATCCTTCATCATTTTTATAAAGATAAATCCAGAATGTTTTACCAACTAAGTTATCAGCTGAATCATCTATTTTAACTATACAATCATTATCATCGCCTTCTACAACTTCTTGAATACCTGCTCCAGCAAATCTAAATAAGTTAGCAATAGCAAATTCTTCTCCAGCTTTAGATACTTTTGCATACATTCTTAGATTAAAATTATCTTTGTAGTTATCAAACCATACATCGATATATCTAG